GTAGTCCATCAATGTCGCTTTCAGCCATAGCAATATTATCTTCATTAGTTGATACCCTAGATGCTACAGCCTCTAATTTGTCTTTAGTGACAATATCTTTAGGGTCACTATAAGTGCCAACATATTTCATTGGTTAGCACCTCCATCACCCGATAATTACTGCTCTATATGTACCAGCCGCAAGAGAACCAGTTCCGTTGATTGTAATTGTCACATTACCATTCTCAGCAATTACTACATCAGCAATTACTTGCTCGTTGCTAGCTACCTCAAATAATTGAACAGTAGCAGGAGTGGTAACACCATGAGTTGCCGCAGTAATAGTCCAAGTAAATGCGCCGCCAACCGCTGTAATAGCGCCATTGGTTGCAGTATATTTCTTGAGAATAGTTGGAACATCCTGCCATACAGGTGCGCCAGTTCCATTAGATACTAGCTGTTGCCCCTTAGCGCCAGCCGTAGTAGGGGCATAGAAGCTAGGTGTCTTGGTTACTGTACCATTGAGTGTAATAGTATCAGCTGTTGCGCCCTCATCAATACCAGCTAGTTTATTAAACTGGTCACTAGACATTGCACCGCTTGCCGTGCCAGATGCAAGCCCCATAGCAATACCAGACGCGTCAACAGATAGACCATTAGCCACAACGACTTTTGCCGATACTTCATTAGTTGCACTAATGGTAATACCATTACCAGCCGTATAAGCATCTACTAGGTCTGCCACATTGATATAAATTGGCTCATCCTGATTTTGTAGAGTCAGTTTAATATATTTGCCTGCTGGTTGACCAGCAGGATTATCTACAATTTCGCCTGATTTAACGAACAGGTCTTTTGGAATATTGATTGCTGCACCGGTATTAGTGCCGTCCTTGGTTAGATGGTAAATAGCAGCATAATCACCGCTATCAGTGTCTTTTACAATATCATATACTGGCACTGCGACTTCTGGGAAATCGATAGCTACCTGTTCAGCGCTAGTGACATGACCAGCTTCATCTACAACAACCTTAGCAACATGAGTACCATCACCATATGTACCAGCCGTTGCGCCACTCAGGCTATGCCCAATGTTAATTTGCTTACCATCAGAGCCGACATCGACCCACTTATTACCAGATGCTACAAAGAATGTATCTGTCTTGGTAGTAGCTTGAATTGTAGTATCAGCCGCCGCACCTGTCACAGCAGTAGTAGCCGTGCTTTGCTTCTTGATGCTAATATTAGACCATGCATTCTGGTTGACCTCACCACCACCAGCTACGGCGTTCTTAATGGCCGTATCCATGGCTTGCATGGCTTCTTGTAGGCTCATACCAGCTGTGACATAACCGCCCTGAACAGGGGTATAACCAGTCAAGGTAAGCCCCGTGACATTAGTAGTAGTTACATTACCAGTGTCATCAAGCCCTGTAATAACAGCACCAGTAGTAGAGCCTTGCTGATACACAACGCCTACTTTTTTCCATTTCGTGCCATTATATTGCTTTAGCGCCTCATCTGCACTATTATAATAAATTTGTCCAATTTTACCATTAGCTGGGTCTGTAGCTAATACCTGAATAACCGCATTTTGTAATTCATTGGACAAAAGATTTAGATTGGTTAAAAACTGCATAAAATATCGTCCTCCTTATTTATATCAATTAAGATATGCCGTTCCACTAAATGGCGCTGTAAATGTTATTACCAATGTATTCAAGCTGGTATATTCCACATCACCAATCACAACATTGCCGCCCGTATCCACAACAGATACAGATGGATATTTATATAGATTATGTGTAATTTCCCATGTGTTAGAGGCAATGACTTGTTTATGAATATATGTCTTATCTCCGCCACCTTCAGTAGGAACCGGAATTGTACTAAGCTCGTATTGATGTGTAGTTGGATTCCATATCATCCAGAATCCACTAATATCAGGATAAGGAGGATGATTATGTATCTCAATAATGTTGTCTTCAATTTGATAAAATTCACTAGGAACTGGGTCATATACGTTACTAGGGTCAATACTGTACTTAACCCACACCTCAAAAATATCACTATGATATATCTGTTGGTCTTTTATACCGCGCAACTGCATGGTATATTTGCCGCTAAATGGCAACATAGCAATAGTAAGTAGCGCAGAACATACGTTACCAGTTCTATTCAAATTGATAATATTATACAACGGATTTCCGGAGCAATCTGTTTGTGAGTATAGGACATCAATTCTATAAGTCCATGACTCATCGGTGTCTACAGTGCATATAATTTCATTAACAAGATTATTCTTTGCAAATGCAAGCGTATGTGTATCAAGAGATACTTTAGTACCAGTTAATGTTATATTCACCTCTACCAACTCCTTTCATTTATTTAATTGTAATCGTCTGGATTTTCATTCTTTTTAGCAAAGACGCGCTTAAAGGCTAATAAGAGCAATTCGCCGCCAAATGCTGTCGCAGAGAATATCAGTACGTCGCTAAGGTCGCATCCAATCGTCTCACCCCAACGTATAACAGCATATGTCTTTAGGCAAGCTGCCCATACTGCAATTAGAGTAATGGCGCGAACACAGTAAATTACCAATGTCCGCGCCATCTGCCCTTTACTCCATCTTCGCTTATAACTAAGCCGCATCATGGCTTGGTCGCTAATTTCTCCATTAGCGCCTTATTCCATTTGTAACCATCTAAGAACTCAATTGTCTTATCATCAAATCCAAAGCGGCTCTTTACCTTAGCTTTATTTGCTTCATGCTTTTCATCAATCTGTTCAGCTTTAGACCCATCATTAAGCACCATTACGGTGTGTCTACTCTCATTGACTAGCACATCACCACGCTTGAGATAATCACTAGATGTTAGATATTTCTTATCTGTAATCATATCAAATTTGCCCGTCTTGGCCCACTGTTGTTTCATCTGAAATGTAGCAGGAGCGTTACCTTGTGTATATGCCACATCCATATTGATACCAGCCGCTTCAGCGCAAACCGCCATAAATGCGCTACAGTCCGTTTCACATGGGGTCTTGATTGCTCCTAGATTCCATCCTGCTTTCTTTGCTTCGGCTCTAAGCGTGTTTCTTTGCCATTGGTCATAGCCAATATTTTTATTAGCTACACCGGCTTCACACGCCTTAGCCATCTTTTCAGCCGTCTTAGGGTCTTTGGCTCGAATCAGTAATGTCCAACCGCCATTATACCAATTCGACCGATTCAGTTCACGCCCTGATTGATTGCCAGCCTTGCCATTCTTAATGCCGCCATTTTCATCAATACTAGCTTGACCGATATAAACAGCCATATTACTTAGTCTCCTTCTTTACGTTGACATTCTTAGTCAAGTTGGTCAACTGATCAATCATATCACTAAGAGCCTGAACGTCCATTGGATACTGCACATATTCTGCGCTTGTCTGAACCATAGCCATAACCCATTCTTTACGGGTCGCGCCATCGGCAAATTTCTTTTCGGCCTGTTCCATTAGCTTCATAACTAGGTCAAGCAAGCCAGCCCAATTCTTTTCTTGAGTCGCCTTCTTTACATACTGCACCAGCTTTAGAACTAGTGGAATACAAGTTGCTAGACCGGCCAATACTGCTACGATAACATTGATAATCTGTTCTGCGCTCATTTATTATTCCTCCTTATTCAGTTACACCGGTTAGGGTGTTAATTAGAATTTCCTGTTCATTTACCTTTTTCTTTAGCTCTTCAAGAGCGTAATAATTATACGGGTCATATTTTGCCCCGATTGATGCGCTAGGATAACCACTAACAGCGCCTAGCTTTTTAGCGGTTTCATCATCCTCACATACAATAATATTAACGATGATATTATTTTCGTCTACAATACAATAATTCATATTATATTACCTCATTTTATTAAAAATGAAAACGGATGGCTACTAGACCAGAACCACCTGATGATGGTAAATCGGCTTGTATTTGATTGTCATACGTAGCACCGCCTCCACCGCCACCTATTCCGGATGTGGTAGCTGAGTGTGGCCGAGATACATCTGGATATCCACCTGTTATATACGCGCCGTCCGCACCGTTTGGTGTTCCGCCTTTTCTGCCTCCAGCACCTCCACCGCCAGAATAGAATGTTGTGCCATCATTAAATTCAGAGATTGTTGAATTTTCTCCATTTTGATTATAATCTCCCCCATCACCAGAACAGGACGAACCGGCTGAACCACCCTTTCCTATTGGAGAGCTAGAACTGTCGGGCCGATATACGTATGCCCCACCGCCACCAGTCGCACTAACAGATAGAAACGTCGTAGTTCCACCAGCACCTCCTGTAGTTCCAGAAACACCACCAGAACCTACAGAAAGAATATAATCGGTATCGGCGTTAATGGATTTACCATATGAATTGACAATAGCACCGCCACCGCCCCCGCCACTTACATGATAGTATGTCTCTGCGCCACTTGTATAGGTGATAAGATTACCACCACCCCCTCCACCGCCAACACAACAAACATCTACTGTTTTTACCATTTTTGAGAATTTGACGGATTTGGATGAAGTAAATCTTTTAATCCCATTCTCTCCGGCTATTGGCAGTGTCACTGTTAGTGTATTTACACTACCAACATATGATGCCCCATTTACTGTAGTATCATTCAAATCAACGTAAGGAGAAACAATCGTTAACGGGTCGGACACAAATACGCCATTGACTATTCCATTGGAATTTGTAACAGGGGAATTAAGCAATCCGTTGATTTTTGCACCTTGAACAGCATTCCCTTTCCCATCGACGACCTTCACAGATATTTTTTTATCTGCTTGCAATTTTTTGATTATTTTGTTAAGTGCGGAATCTACGGTTACATTGGAACCACCAAAAGAAGTGGATGTTTTGTTGCTTAATACGGTTTGTGTGGCACTGGTTTGCGGATACAATGTGTCATATCCATTATTATTAAATTGTTTTATAGTTATTTGCTTATTCGCCATACTTATACTCCTAAACTCATCTTTATGAGAAATGGATGCGAATTGCTACTATTCCGTTTCCACCAGATGATGGTGATGCTTCTTGAGACGCATATTCATAAGTGTGGGTAGTTCCACCGCCTCCGCCACCGCCAATTCCAGCATTTGTAGCATTTATTCTCACATATATGCTTGCCGCACCACCATTTGCGCCATTTGGTTGACCACCAGCAAACGGTACAACAGCATGCGTATCATATTGGTATCTTCGGCCTCCGGCACCTCCGCCTGAATAAAAGATTTTTCCTTCGCTAAATTCAGATACCGTAGATTTTTCTCCATTTCCTGTTTGTATATCAGCATTACCGCCGTTTCCACCATCTCCACAGTTTGCCGCACCAGCTTTTCCACCTACAGTCGCTGGTGCTCCTTTTCCTCCTGCGGCAGACACAGTTATAAAGCTACTACTTCCACCATCGCTTGCAGGATGCCCGGCTTTGCCGCCAGTTCCTACGGTTATATTATAGATAGTTTCTGATTGAGGTACTACATTATACTCATGTATTATAGCACCACCGCCACCCCCTCCACCGGGAGAATATGATATATCAGTTGTACCAACCATATAATTTGTACAACCGCCACCCCCTCCACCTACGCAGCATATATCTATAGATTTTACTCTGCTGGAAAATTTAACCTGTTGTGATGTATTATATCTTACGATATAATTTTCTGCAACATTGTTCATAATAACTGTTAATATTTTCAATGTATTTATATATCTGGAAATATCAACAGTTTTTGTCTTCTCTATATCCACATATGAGGATACAAGAGTTAATGAAGTTGTATTAGCCACGCCAGAAACAAATCCGTCAGCATCTGTGCTTGGCGTTCCAGAAATTCCTACAACTCGGATTCCTTTAAGCGGTGTTCCTCTTGAATCTATTACCTTCAAAGATACGATATTTGATTGACTAATATAATCCTGTAATCCACTCAACGCATCTTTTACAGTTCCGTTTTCTACACTATATGCCTCGGACGTTTCCTTGCTTAAAAAAGTATAGTCAATCGCCCCGGCTGGATATAATTTGTTATATGTTTTATCTTCGTTTAATTGATTTAATATGATATTTTTACTCATCGTCTTTCACCACCATTTATTAGGTAATTGAAAAGAATCTTGCTAAATCATACATTAGCTCATCTAAAGAATTATATCTACTGCCGTCCTCTAATGCCGTAGGAATTTGCATATCTGTAGCATACATATATGGATTAAGGGTATCATATGAAGTTCCATTTTTTTGTAGAATTTCAATGAAATAAGAATTCTGCACAGTATAACCCATGGTCGGCCCAATCAACCTAAAATATACCTTACCCTCAGCCAAACCAGCAGGAGGTTCAGCTGAGACCACAATCTTATCCTGTTTAAAACCAGTATCTTTTTGATTTTGTAATCTAGTCAATTCAGCAGTTATAGAATTGATAGTCGCCGCATTAAGTTGTTTATCACTCAGGCTTGCATTCTTCAAAACATTCAGCGCCGCAGTATAATCGCCCTGTTCCCATGCTATCTGTAACTGATTCCATAACGCTTTGTCTTCAAGATGGATGTCTTGATAATTCATGCCGTCACCCCTGTCACCTCAAACCAAAAATCGGTTGGTTGCTGATTCGTTGGCTGTGTCTCAGATACGACATAAGCTGGGCTATATCTCTTATTATAATAATCCTGAATTGCCGTACAAGTATCAAAGATAGAGTTGATTAGGTCGGCTGTGATTATCTTGTTTTCATGATTAGCAATGTTGGCTAATACAGACTGTGCGGCATTGATATTACCATCTTGCATATAATCCTGATACTGCTTAATTAGCGCTGCATCAGCCGCAGTAATATCCTGCATTGTAGTGAACGTCTGGTTTGGAAAATTTGTAGCCAACTTAAACCACCTCGCTTTCTTCATAATATGGATACCAAGTAATAGCGTTAATCGTCATAGTACCGCCTGTCGCATAATCCACACTAAACGATTTAACAATATATTTACTTGGAATTTCTTTTTGCCCAAATCTATGTGATATGACGATGTTCGCGTCCATCCATGGGATTGGTACAGTTGTCATTGTTATACTATCATTCAATCTAGCCCGCTGATATATTTCAAAATCTGCTCTTTGCTTAGCTAGATCATCTGAATATATGTTGTCGTATTCACCGCCATATAGCACAATACGAATTCGGCCTACTGAACTAGAGCCAATCGGGTTGCCTACATAGAATGGACTATCTAGATTGTTATCGTAGGATATAGCTCTGGCTTGTTGATGTCCCATATATCTCCAAGCCATTAGTAAATCTTCTGGTTTATCTGCACCAGCAATAAATTCACCAGTTCCTTTATTTTGATAAAATTTACCTTCTACCATTTCATATAACCCAACAACGCCTGATGGATTTTTGCACGGAATAAAATTACGAACAAGCGTCGAGCTATCATATATCTCGAATGAATACAATCTCTTTTCTCCACTCAAATTTTCTAGGCTACCTTCTTTATTTAGGGCAAATATATACATATTCCCATCGCATTGGAATTGTGTATAAGAGCCAGCTGAAATATTTTCACCATTGACACTTGTTAATGTTCTCCTCTTGTTAATTTTGATTTTTGCGGTCACAAGAGGAAGAGATGTACCGGTTGCATTATTGTATGGACTATAAAACAAGTTGTTATATTGATAAAATTCATATCTTTGGGTTGAATCAGCCTTAGAATATCCAAATAATGAACTTGGAACCCCACCAGAACTTGATACACATTGCATCTCTGCAAGAACCCTAGTATCTTGGTTCGGCTTAAATCCGCTATCTATATATTGTGTTCCGTTAGATTGAATGTAATACAACTTTGTGTATCCATCAGGTAACCCATTAGTTCCTTCGTATGGGGTCATCTGAAAAATTAGCTCTTCTTCTGCTGGTAAAGACTTGACATTATGATTGTTTATATCTATAATATCATTGTCTCCAAGAAAACTAATAATCAACCCGTCTTCACTTGTTGCCGCACTTGGCAACGTAATGCCTACCGCTGTTCCATCTTCAAGAGCGGTCAAATCGGCAAAAGTGGGCGTAATTTTACCATTAGATACAGTTGTGCTCTCAGAGGGGCTATAATAATCCACATCCCATGTATAGCCTAGCACCTCTACATAATTTTTAACGTTCTCAAAGTCGGTGTTGATGTTTTCTGAAATGAGCAGATTTGTCCACAAATCATCATCAATCAACACTGGGTCATCGTATGCAAGCGGAATCGGCTCATAATGAAATACACCACTTACATCAAAATAGATTTGATAGTTAGGCATAATATCGCGTAATGAAGATAATATATCGTACACCGTGCCTCCAACATCAATCTCGATATCGTATGGAACAGGTACAATCGTGCCGTCCTTGGTCTTACATTCTTCGCATACATACTTAGTAAAGCCGCCTAGCTCAATCGTCTTGATAATCGCCTCGCGCACATTCTCATCTTTGGCTATTTTAGTAGGGATACCCTCAAGATTACCATTGCGTAGGCCGGTCAGCTTGCTCATCAGGTCGAGAGCTTGCATAGATATTTCATTGGTTGACGCATCATATGACCACTTCGGGTTATTGACTAGATATATTCCTTGGTTGTACCATTGAATCTCGCCTGTGCGCATATTCTCATAGCCAACATATGGACGGCAAAATTTATCTAGCCATAGTTTGCTACCGGCTTTGATATCAAACGTGCTAGTAGTGACCACAAAGCCCAAATCGCACGAACGCCGCAAGTCGCTATTGGAGTCCACGTTGATTGAACATTTGGTCATGTTGCCGCTCAACTCATCAACGATATTGTACTGAAAATCAAGCAATTCGAGCCGTATATATTTTTTAATATATTGCTGTTTGAGGACGTTATAGTCCTCAGCGCCAATGTTAATCATGTGTTAATCCTCCCGTGGAATTAGCCCATTTGCATAAAGGTCGGACTTCTCTTTTGGGTCGCCCGTTTGCACCCATTCTGCCGTCATGCGCTGAATGCCCATACCATAATTGGATTCATAGTCAGTCTGAGGATTGCCAACTATTTGGATGAGCCATTCACCGCCGTTCCAGTCCTTTAGCATCTTTGGCTTCTTATTAGTCAACCACTTAAACAACGCATTGCGTTCTGTCGTAATTGCCTGACGATCAATTCTATTAGATTGGCTAAAATTCTTAGGTAGAATCAATGCACTGACTGTACCTGTATCATAACCAAGTAAGCCATTGCTCACCATAACAGGATATTTTCTTCCAAACGGCTCATATGTGCCGATTTTTTGTACACTATCAGTTGAGCCATATTCAATATCAGCATAGAATTTATATATCGTATTCACATCACAAATAAATACGCCCTTGAATTTGGAATACACCTCAGATACTGTATAGCTACCCTCAGTCTGGCCCGTGATTGGCACATAGGCGTATTCGTATTGCGTGTAGTTAGAGGCTAGATTGTCTGTGAAAATAAATGACAGGTCATCAATGCTAGCAACGGCAATCTCCTTGATTGTCGTCCAGTCAAATGTACCCTTCTCGCGCCGCTTAATTTTAATACCAGATATATTGCTCGTCAAATCGTCAATATTACCAGCTGAGATATTATTCTCAAAGTTGCAATCCATGATAGTATTGAAATCCCATGCAGTTGGCAGAGCATGGCTATAATCACTAGTCACATCATATCCCGCATAGAAATGGTCGTATATACCATTCTGAATCGTGGTCGTTGTAATGTTATTTACGCTTGTTGGCATAGGGTCAAGCGCATTGCCATCTGAACAAAAATTATAGCCTAGTAAACCAATCATACCGTCACCACCCCATTATTCCAATCTGCGCCTAAATTCTCAATCTTCAGGTCATATAAACCGCTTACACATCTAATCCATAGGAATAGATAATCTGTGCTGGCTGGCTTTGTTATTGTGGCTGATTTTATAACATAAGCATACAATTCATTTGCATCTTGTACGCGCATCTGATACCATGCTTTGGTAGTGTCTTCCCAATACGAGATGGATACTGTGCCACCACTTGAATTCGCTAGAGATACGATATTGGCTGGCTCCTTGGTCGTATCAGTATTGGCTTTAAATGACTTGCCCCATATTTTCATGGTATAATCATTTGGTAGCTGACATCCTTCTGCCCATTTGACGTATGAGCCGTTTGCAGTCAAATCAACCGTATTGCCCACATATGTAGGTGGGTCTGGGTAAGACGTACCGTTGATAGCAACAACATTGGACTCAATCGTAATATTACCATCTTCACAGTTATTTGTTAGATATAAGTATGAATAGACGCGATCCGTCTCATATTGTACAGAGATTGTCACAAGACCGGTATCAACCAACATACCGTTTACAGTTGTGCCAGTACATTGAATACCATATACCGTCTTATCTTCAAAGCCGCTAAATGTATATGATACAGTCAGAGGCAAGCCGCCACTCGATACATATTTACTGCCAGATGTAGACAGGAGAATGCCCGTATTGTCGTACAGGTCAAATCTATACGCATTCAGCGTCTCACCTTCTGTCTGGTTATACGTCACATCAAATACATATGAAGCGTTGTTAATAATATGGGTCGATGGCAGATTGCTGAATGTGAAAGTTGGCGTTGAATAGCAGTAAAATTGAATCGTGTTAGATGGTTGCGATGATTCACCTGCCGCATTATGCGTCACAATGCTAGCTTGATAATAGTGCCCATTTACCAATGAACCAGCTGGCACAGTAATACTATATGCAAAGCTAGTGCTTGTTCCAGTATAAGCCGTAACTAGCGATGCATTATCCTTAATCGTAATGGTCGCGCCTGTTACTTGGTCGCCACCTATTACATTGAATTTGAATACTTGGTCTTTAGAGGCATCAAATGCCACTTGAGTATATAAAATAGGAGTTGTTAGTGCCATTATATCACCTCTTGTTTATTAAATTTTATTCTGTTATTTCCTTCCAACCAGCAGGATAAGCAGATGGGCTATATGTATTGGCGTCAATTAGGCTTTCATAAATCTTCCCTTCAAACTTGACTTTATCGCCCTTCTTATATGCGTCATGTGCGCCTGTTGGCTGTACAAAATCTGGGATTGTTTCAGTTGGAGGCGTTTCTGGCTCTGTAGTTCCACCGCCACCTGTTTCTCCTGAATCTCCACCACCGGTTGATTCTGTATATTCTTCCCATCCAGCAGGATATGCGTCTGGCGCCCATACATTAGCGTTGATAATGGATTTATATAGCTTACCATTATAGCTAACAATATCACCAATATTGTAAGCATCGACCGCGCCTAAAGGTTGTGTCCAAATGGGATAGCCACTTTCGCTAATGCCCATCTTTTTATATAGACTTGCAGTTGCATCAGGTAACCAGTCAGATTGTGACTTATGCGCCTGTAGCACTAGATATAACTGTGGGTCGCCTACACTATTTTTACCATATGAGATAACGTCATTTGCTTTATATTGTTTATCTGCCGACCATACCGGATATATGCTTGCAATCTGCATAGCAGATTCATCATCGGCATATAGAGTGGTTGCAAATATCTGTAATGCACGGCGCAATTCGGCCATTGCTTGAATTTGTTTTGTATCAATCATGTTGATTCTCCTCTTATTATGAATGAACAATAAATGCGTTGGACATATTACCGCTTGGAACAAATACTCTGGTAATTGCACCAAGCAATGCGGATGGAGAAATAACGGCTACTGTATGGTCTTGACCGTTAATCGTCACAACCGCCTTTTTACCATTGATTGATTTTAACACCCCAGTATACATAGTAGTTGATTGCCCCATAGCTTTTTCAATCATCAATCCGATGGATTCAACCAACTCCTGTTCTGGAGATTTTTCTTTATTATCCAATCTATATTTCCTCCATATAGATATATAAGGAGGGTAGTTGCCCACCCTCCTTAATTGGTTAAATTTTATCGCTTATAATTATATTGTAGAGCATAGTTCTTCAAGCCCTGAACAAGCGATTTAGCATCTGTTGCATTTGGCAGCTGTAGGTTAGAAATATTGAACCCATAGTATACACTATTCGTCTTTTTTCCACTATTGCCAATCGCTCCAAGCATAGAGCTAGGAGTCAAACTTGCCCATTTCCATAGATTAGCCGTTTTATCAGCTGGCATAATATTGTCCCCACGTCTAAGAACGCGCAATTCTGGGCCATTTTCACCTACTAAAGATAGTCCGGCATTTGCGCCGTTAATGCCACCTTTGCCGCCACCTGAGAACCATGGGTCAATATTTTCATCTTTCCCCATAGGTATGAAATTGTGTGTGCCGCTTGCATTTCTTGCGCCTTGCCAACTCCATGTACCGGTATGCCCCTCATATTTCATCTGTACACCATTGCCTAGCAATTGCTCAATTTGTCTAGCAAGTTCTACATTGGCCTCATGAAGCGCATCTCTTTCTGCTTTATCCTCAGTTTGCCACCACGCCGCTGAGTTTTCAGCCATTTGTGCGCGAAGAGCCTCTACTTGTTCTTGGATATCTGTATCAAAATCTTGGATAATATCTTGCTCATTATCAAGCATTTTATCCCAAGTAGTGTTTTGTGATTCCATCGCCTCAACTTGTGACTGCAATACACGAAGTTGCTCATTTTGAACGTGCAGCCGCTCTTTTTCAGCTTCATCGAATGTATCAAACCATTTGTTTGAATTTTCTTGTATTGTTTTGGCAATAAAATCTTTCGCTTTATTGATATACTCTTGGCTGACATTTTGACCATGTGCAACATCCTCAAGATTATCCTCAATCCTAGAAATATTTCCTGCAATTAGGCGGTTGCGGCTTTCCTCTCTAGTATTGGATACAGTAGAGCCTAACATTTTACTCTTAATCAATGCCGCAGTTGGAGCAGAAACGCCGCCTTCGCTTGTATACCCAAAGTTCCCCAAGAAACCATGATAGCCAAGTTGTTCTAGTGCGGCTTGACTTTGATACAGATATTTGTTTCCAGTAACAACGTCGGAATACATAGAGGTTAATCCAGAACCAAACGGGTCAAGGACTCCTATAGCTTTTGTCGCCCATTCGTATATCTCATCCGTGACAATGCCACCAGCACGATCTATCATGGTTTGAAGCTGTGATAGCTTGTCTCCGTATATACCCTCTGCTATTTTCTTATCGTCTTCTGTCCTTTTGTCAAATAGCTGTTTTGCAGCATCAGCAGAACCAGCAGTGCGAACATAACTCCACCACATTAAATCTTCTGTCGTTCCACCTGCCATATCTGCGATACGGCTTTTATTTGCAACCATGTAATCTTCATTGCCAGAAAGTATTGCATCTAGCATTGTTTTCCCGACAGAACCTAATTTATCATAGTTCTGGGCATACTGCATTGCAATAATATCAATATTAGATTTTAAGCCTGCTCCAAGCTCCATAAACTCCTTGAGATAATCAGGAACGTATCCTAATTGGTCTGTAAGTTTTTTCATTTCATCATACAGACCCTTAATTGCTTGATTTCGTTGTAGATAGTCCTGCTCCTCATAAACGTCGTCTATGCCATCCAATATTTTCTTTGAATAGTCAACAAAAACAGAGTTTACGCCCAAATCAAGCCCATTTAAAAGTTCTTTCTTAAATAAATGATACCAAGCATCTACATATGGGCTACCTCGTTCATCCTCATTATGTCTATCGCCTTGATGTTGTGTTGCCCATGCGTTAAGACCCCAACCGTCACCACCACCGTTTGATGAGCCTGAGCCACTAGAATTGCCAGAACCGCTTACTGTCTCAGATACAGACATTGTAAATTCCGTAATCGCACCCCTAGCCCATTCGAGCCATTCATTGAGCATCTGCTTATTACTGTCATAATAATTAACCCCATCAGATTGCATCTGAGAGAGCCAACCGTTAATCATGGATTGGGTGACATTGCCGCCATTCTGAACAATATCTTTCATTTCGTTGAATATCTCAGTGGCGTTGTCTTTCATCTCTTGAAGCTGCTCTAGCTCACGTTCACGCTGAATCTTATCGCGCGTTTCCTCATAATCGGCTTGAGCCTTAGCAATCGTGCCATAATCCTTATCATATTGGAATTGGCCGTTCTTATAGAGTAGGATTTTCTTTTGCTTAGCTTCTTCTAGCGCTTTGAGCTTTTCTTCAAGTTGCTTTTGACGGTCAAGCTCTTTATTGGTCTCTTCAATAGCGTCAGTTTTGCTATCCCAGAATTTATCAGATGTTTCTTTTAGTTCACTGATTGTATCAAGGATTTTCTGCTTGGCTTCTTCAGCGGCTTGCTCTGCTGCACGGGCGGCATCTTGAGCGGCTTGCTCAGCGGATTTTGCGGCTGATTCATATGCTTGCTGAGATTCCTTAGCCGCCTTTTCTTGCGCTTTTTGAGCTTTCTTAGCTTGCTTTTCGGCCTCTTCTGCGGCTTTTTCTTCTGCAGATTTTCTGGAACCGCCGCCTGTTGGGAAATTCTTGGAAATCTCATCTAACCGCTTCTGAGTGTCCTCCATGATTTTATCATAGGTAGATTGTCCAGCAGAAGAAATACGAGATGATACCCATTTATTAAAATCTGCAACATTAGTATCTGCTCTCTTACCAAACAAACGGAAGAATGCAGATTTTAAGCCCTCAAGATCTGTACTTGCACCAGAAGCTAAACCTCCAACAAGTCCCTGTGCAGAACCAACACCAGCTAGAGCCATCATTTGAGATAGTTGCCCAGCCGTAATCATTGCGGCAGACCCAACTTTTTGAATCTCTAAAATAAGATTAGCATAGTTGGCCTGTGCGGCTGCTTGTTGTGCTTGAAGTTCGCTTGTAGCAAGAGATCGCATAGAGCTGTCAACGGATAAAGCCTGCAATCCAGCCGTAGTTAATTGCCCGTTTTGGTCAAATAAGGATGCTGTTAATTGAGCTGCTGCGGTTGAAGTATCGTATGTAGCAACCTCAATTTGCGACATGGCATCTGCTACTTCATCACCAGAACCAGCTAATGCGTCGCAACCGTCTTTTAGATAATATAGGCCGTCCGCACCTTGTTCGCAACTGTCTTTAAGTGCCCATGCACCATCGGCAAGTTGCACCATTTTATCAGCAACACCCGTTAGAGTGGGGTCAATATACCCAATAGATGCTGCAAAATTGGCCGCAGAGTCCGCCGTGATTCCAAATGCACTCGCAACAAAAGAAATCGTGTCTGCGGTTGTTGCTTGAGTTCTATTGAAGTTAGCCGAAGTTGCCGATAGGTTTAAGTAGTTCTGTATTTCACGACGTTGCTCTGCGTCTAATTGATTGCCACTATCAATTAACCCACGAACATATGCCTGATAATCAGACAAATATTGTGTAGCTTTGTCTTGTTCAGCTTTAGTAAGCTCATCGAATCCGTCTGCCGCTTTATCGGCAAGAGCACCAATGTTATCAAAGGATTGAGATATCGTTTCAACCGTAGAATGGACGTTGATGCCAAGAGCTGATAGCTGGTCACTTAACTCCGCAACAACATCGTCCATTGACATATCCTTGAATGTTTCCCATCCAGTGATATAATCTTTGAGCGCAAGAGAAATAGACATTACTGCTTCCTCTTGCGTGGTATATTCAGCAGTAATAGCCTTTACCTGAGATTCAGTAACAGCTAATTGCCAACTGGCCTCTGTACCAATATAACCATTACTATAATCGCCAACATTCTGTCCAGTATAACCAGTTATATATTTAGAGTCTTCAATTTTGCCAGTTTGAGCTTGTTCAATTTGCTTTAGAACATCAATATACGCTTCTGCTGTTTGGACGTTTGTTTCCAATTCAGCACGTTCAGATGCCCATCCAGCACCTCTATCTTTCGGATCGATAGCGTTAAGCTCTTGTAGCTTTTGCTTATACTGCTCAAGCTCAGTTGTAGTATTTTGAATCTCCGTCTGTGTTTCTTGAAGATTTTTATTTGCGTCCTCAAATGACGGATGTGCCTCATCATAAGCATTCTTAATGGCTCGAATGGTTTCTGCTAATAATGCTATTGCGGCAACTGCCCCGCCAACAATTAGAGCAATCTTACCACTTGCAAGCATTCCAAGGAATGAATCCCCACCAACGCCAAGATTTTTGAGTTGTAATCCAACCTCGGCTATTTTACCAATGGTCTGACCAGCAATACCAGTAAGACCGGTCATACCAGTGGTTAACAAGCCAATTCTAGTAATAGCCGCACCAACATCATTGTTGGCAAAATCAAGCATTGATGTGCCAGCCTCTAAGAATCCCTTAACAACATCCTTAGATAAGACACGATTTGCAAAATCCTCAAATTCGGCTTTGAGAGCATTTTCTTTTGCTTCTAGGCTCTCCATGTAAGCCGCATTTTCCTTAGCGGCAGAGCCAGCAGACTCTAGCGCAGTATTGGTTGCATCAATGGCATGTTGGAAATTTGCCATAACACTGGCAAGGACTTTATATTGATTCTGCTTAAATATTAAACAAGGGTGCTAACCTTGCTCAATGATATTATCAATTTCTCGTTTATATCTTTTTGTTTCGTGTTTATTCTGAATCCACCATCTTGGTATTGCTAAAAACCCTATTTTGTGTTCGGCACAATATTCCTCTTTGATTTTGTCTATTTTTTGTCGTTCTTCGAGAGATTGCTGAAACATTGGATTCTCATAATAATGTTGATCTCCATTTACCTCAATAACATAATTATACGATGGCAAATAAAAATCAAACGGCAATGCTCTTTTGTAACGGCAATCATCAAATCTAAATTCTCTAATATATTCAACGCCTTTTTCTATTAAATATTGTTCAACATAATATGATAGATTTGATTGTTTCTTAACACATTTTTCACATCTAAATCTATTTGTCTCAACTACTTGACTCCATGTTGCCATATATTCAGAGCCACAATCGCAGCAAATAAATTTGAGATAATCTGTTCGTACTTCTACTACTTTATCATCTGGTTCTAAAAGTTTAACTGGATACTTATTGGAAGCTAAGAACAACTTCATGTTCTCTATTGTATATGGATTTAATTTGTGAAATTTTATAGGCGTTGTACCATTCATTAAATTCGGCAGAGTTGCTTTATATTTATATCCATCGACATCTCTTATACAAATCGAACGATATGATGCTTGGGTGTTTTCTATTAAAGAATATCCAAAATCAGATATAATACTATTTATACACTCCGGAGTATATTTGCTTTCTCTTGCTCTGCCACATTCATTGCAGGTATCTTTTTGATTTACTAGCAAATGATTGTAACATAAGAAATAATGCGCACCACATTTACATCTAAACTCCAACTTGTCTTTTTCACTTTTTGGGTTCTCTGTGGAAAGCAACTCACATTCAAGTCCATTTTCTTTTATAAAGAGATTCAAATTGTGTAATGTATATGGATTTCGTGCAGAATATCTAGCAAAACTAACCGTTCTCTTATCTTGTATATTGTCTAATGTTAAACTGTATTCATATCCATATTCGTCTACACAGTGAATTTTAGATTTACTTGAAATATATACATCGTCTTTTAACTTTAGTCCTCTTGACATCAATATGTCATCGACTTTTTCCTTGCTTAGTCTTAATATGTTTCCACCTTCCTCCATCAATTATATTTTGATAATATCATTGCCTACACCTTTCGCATAGGAATAGAACATATTTTATGTTGCAACATAAAATTGCAACACGCAGACTCTTTCAGCGACTAGCACTATCGCCTACTCTACTCGCTTCGTCCGTTAAACGGCTTATTCTAATCATGATTAGTTACATTTACCAATACATATTGGTTGCTTTCGATGTTCGTTGAGCGTTCATCTATATTTCAATAGATGCTTCGTTGCGGATTGACCATATATCCTTATCTCTTTTACCATACTCTAAATGATTGGTTTAGACCCCTATTATGTCGCCATAATAAGTTGGTGTATAAGGCTCTTAGGCATCCATGCAAATGCACAGATAACAAGTTCGACCCTGTTCTTTCCCGTCAATTAAGTCTGTCTCTGGCTAAATCAATTTAACCAGCTATTGTATCACCTAATGCGACACGTTGCGCATCGGTCATCGCGTCCCATTTTGGCTTTAACTCGGATAATACATCAAATGTGCTTCTTAGACTACCATCTGTGTTTTCAACTTGAATACCATATTCCGCAAGAGCGTCTTGGTTCTTTACAATGCGAGCCGCAATCGTTGCTAAACCCCTAGCTACTTGGCTACTACGCCCTTGCATAATTTCTGTACCAGCCGTAACCATGCCTATGACTTGTTGGAAATTATTTCCATAGGTAGCCATACCACTAGAGGCAATTTCCATTGCTTGTGATAGGTCATTGGTACCTACACTGAAACGATTTGCTACTTCGTTGTATGCGTTAATTACAGTTGTAGCAAAGCTCGCATCTTCGCCAAACGCGCGAATCTGTGATGTGATAGAAGCGGCTGCATCGCCAGCCGAAACAGCCGTATCTGCAATATTTTGATATTGTGCCGCAACTTGAGCCAACATTGCCGAATCTGAATCATTGAATCCAGACTTTCGGAAGTTGGTTGCAGCCTCAACCATCTCTGACGGTTATAAATTATCTAATATTATAGCTTTCCCCAACGCCAATCATCATCCAATCCCCATTCGTTGATACGCTGTTCTTCATCATCAACATAATGGTATGAATAGTGATTATGGGATTTATCATGCTTACCAAATAAGCCGCAAATAACACAATATAAAACAAAAATACCCATACCAGGTGCAATCAGCATGATTAGAAACATAGCAAACATAATAGATACCTCCTTTAAGCATCTATACAATAGCACATATTAGATAATTTGTCAAGGGGTTTTCAATCCCTTCCTGAATATTTCTTCACCCTATATATTTAGAGGGTCGCCCTGTATATTCGATTGACACATCCCTCATCAGGACTTCGCGCCCAATCTGCCCTTTTGTCCCAAATATTATACATTATTTGTGACAGATTCTTTAGGTTTTTCAACCATGGAATCATCCTTATCGTCTTTCTGCTTTCACACTAATTCATTGTTAATAATGAATAATTCACACTCAGGCATATTTCATCCTCATGTTGTAGTGATAAGGCTCTTGAGGCTTTCAAGGGTTTAGGGGCTGTTCTCTATGCACATTTACCATTTGTACATACCGGCTCAGACCGATTTGGTTTACCGGTTCGGCCAACTGTTTGACCCATCTTACTCAGTTTAGATACATATTTATCGAGCGACGCACCTTGTAAATCGGATACCTTCTTCAGCTTTGTTGTAGCCGAATCAAGATTTTTAACTTGCTCGTACATGTTACTTAGCGCACTAGTAGCCAAGTCAAGCATTTGCCTAAATTGCTGATATGTTATATTTACTTTCTCGGTCTTTTTATCGAGATTTTCTGTAGCTTGCGCAATTCTGTCTATTGAATTCTTAGCTTCTTTTGCACCAGTTGTATCAATGGGGAGGCTATATTTCTTTGATTTTAATTTACTGTCAATGTCTTTTAAATCAAGATCAACATCAACACTGATAGAGTAATTTGAACTTTTAGCCATTCATCACACTCCCTTTTTCTTAATTTGTGAGTAGGCTATGAGGATTCCTTCTGCGCAATCATCCTCATTCTTTTTGCTACTTGGGGCAACCCATGCCAATTCGAGGCCAAATTCTTCATTCGCCATCTCTATGGCTTTTTTCTTCAGAACATCTCTTTGCAAACCGGCTCTTGTGCCGTCGAAGAGATTAAGGTCGCCACGCCATTTACTTGGCATCAAGAAGCATGGCTTTATCTTGAAGCCAGCGCATAATGCTAATATCACGCCTTGTACTGCGCCCAATTTCTCTATGGTGGATGCGCCTTTCTTTAGTGGCACTTCCTCTGCATAGATAATAGTGGGTTGATACTGTCTAAATATTTTTGATAATTCCATAGTAAGCCCCATTACCCTATCGTGCCAATCATCACCCTTGGGCTTGATTGCGCCATATGCAATGAGTTCTCCATTATCAAATATAGACCATCCAGTGCAAGAGGTGCTTGCATCAAGTCCACATATAACCATATTAACTTTCCTCGACATGAAGCGGCGTATTATGCATTTGTACAGTAAGCCCAGCCGCCTCCATGCCTTCTTTCATCCATTGTTTCATCTTTCGTCTACCTATGCGCTTATTTAATTCGGCCCATGCGTCACGTTGCCTTGGGAATTTATCACCAAATGCACTGCCCCATTTAATAGCACCATAGACAATTTCAGCTAGATAAGGCCGCGCATCCTGCCCATAAAAATCACCAGCAACACCAATATGCTGTGCATAATTAGATGAGCTTGGGTCAGTGCTACCTATACTCATCTTGCTATAATCATACTTGAACTCGCCTTGAGCCGCAGATGATGTTGACTTAGATTCGGTGCTCCATGCTCTATATAGATCGCCTGTTCGGTTATAATCTTCTGGGCTATACGCCATATAGATCACATCATGCACTACAGATATATTCTCGTCATATATCTTATCAAGTACATAGTTAATGGCCTTCTGGATAGGACTGCGCAATAGATTTCTTAGCTCTTGTTCACTTCTTGCCGTTGGCATTCTTTGCCACCTCTAGGTATTCGTTAAGCTTCTTGCTAAATTCCGGCATTTCATTCGCTAGCTTCATAAGAGTGCGCATCGGGCTTTCCTCATACTTAATAGCCTTCTCAATATCATAGAAATTTAGCACATTCGCCTTAACACAGTCAATCAGGCCGGACTTGAGCCAATGTTCATGTGTATAATTATTAACTTCTTCTGCCGTTAAATTGGTAGCGTAGATGAGCAGTAGCATATCAATGTTCTGTTCACGTTCTGCCCAGCTCTTTAGAGTATAGACGCTATTAGCAATGGCCTGAACTTGTGCATAAGTTAGATATGGGTTGACACGAATACCAAAATCCTTGAGTTCAATACTTTCCATTTCCTTAAAATCCTTCATTATTCCTTATTCTCCTTTTCTTTAACTACCTTATAAGTTCCTTTGTATTTCCTTAGATGTACATTATCTGGAATATAATCATATGGGTTTTCTACCTTAATGACCTCATCGTCTACTTTGACATATAGATAACCATGCCGCTCAAACTGTACATTACCAGTTGGAGCAGATTTAATTGGGCAATTAGCCATATATGCTAAGGGCTTCCATATATGATGTTCAATGCAACGCCGCACATGAGGACAGATAGGATGCCCCTCTTGCTTGTTACAAGTTGGGATTTCATCATAATTTACTACATTACAATATGGGCAATCCATTATTTTTTTCACCTACTTTATTTGAATGTAATAAAATGGGGAAAGATATTGCTATCTCTCCCCATTAAGGATTATCAATTAAGCTACGGTTACTTCTGCATAACCAACAACAGCTGGGCCATTGCCGGGGTCAGCACCCTTTAGAGTTGCAGAAATGTGACCGTTACCAGTCGCAGTTGCAGTGACAACACCAGATACGTCAACAGTGAAGCCAGTGCCATCTTCGACAGCAAACGTAAAGTTGGCATTATCAACAATCTTAGGAGCCTTATTGCCGTCAAATAGCACATAGCAAACTAGAGCCTGAGTGCCATTTGCAGCTAGAGCAATATCAGCATCCTCAAATGCAATAGCCTTAACTTCGTTCTGCCACTTTGCGCCAAAGATTTCCTCAGTCATAGTGCCATAGTAAGATTCGCCCTCGCAAGAATCAGTATTATCAACTGCTAGTGCAGAACCAGACAGAGAAACAGTAGCAGCGGAAGTTGCAGTAAGGTTAAGGTCTTGTGCGCCGTCAAGCTGTAGTCTAGGAATATCAGTGATTAGACGACCAATCTTAGTTGCATTGTTCGTAGTAGAAATGTCTGCATTGAACAGGTCATTAAGAATGATGACATGAAGCTCATCTGGTACGTAGTCAACTGGAATAATGATGCTATCAGCATTGGCATTCTGATAGAAATACATCACACAATACTTTTCACCAACACTAGCGTTAGGAATAGCCATCGTGTATACGCCAGCCGCCTCAGTAATCGTGCCAACAGTGTAATCCTTCTCGCTAGGAGTACGATACCAACCAATTAGTGAACCAGCAACAGCGGTTGGAGCCTGAGGTAGAGTGACCTTGCCAGCAGTCTGAACAGCTAGTTCACCCTGATAAACACCAAGACCGCCCTTCTGTAGATCGACACCAAGATTAGCGGCAATATACTCTAGCTTAAAGCAAGAGTCAGTAATCTGAACAGTTAGACCAGAATCATGATAATACTTACCGATTAGTGCATTACCTGTTATATTTTATACCATTGATAACAACATACATAACATTCCTTTTGGTATAAAATATTTTGTATTCATATTGGGTCGCAACGCCAATATCGACTTACTATTACTAGCAGTCTGCTCATGCTTTCACATGAGAGTAGAATATATGTTCACCCTATTTTATAGGGGTCGGATTTTTCTTCCTCCATATGCTTGAGGTTCTACTTCTCCCACAAGGAGATATTCGTTGAAAGTTTCCCATATATATTATATCACATTGCTATAAATATGTCAATATATTTAGGGACTTCTCTGCTAAACACCCATTTTATCGGTATAAGCTACTTAGGATTTAACCATATAGCCATCCCACAAATTTTTTCTACTTTCGTAACCATTCAGCTTGTCGTTTCCAACTACTGTTTAGGTATGTGGGCTTTAGGGATTCAAAGCATTTAACCCGAAGTCATACGCTAATTACTTAACGCAGAGGGCAATTTTTACCCTTGCCGCCACGGATTTCTTCACTAGAAATAGTAAAGCCAAAAGTTGACTCAGTTAGAGTCTTAGCGAAGCCAATGATAGTCTGACCCTTAAGGAGAATAGCATCGCCAACGCCAGCTAGGAATTTTCTCATATAAGATTTCCTCCTTATTGATTTACAATATTATTTATTTGTTTTATCATATCGGAGTTGGCTTGTTTAACTACGCCATCTCCACCCATAGATTTATTATACGACTCAACAGATGTAACATACCCATCGAGCCTATCTTTCTTTTTCTTGTATATCCAATGCTCAAGCTCTTTAGCTTTTCCAGCATATAGCATCATCGGACGCAATGTGGTAAATTCAACCTCACCTGCGCATTCTTCAAATAGCAACTGCAATGACCGCATTGTATATTGCATCAATGTTTTTTTATCTATGCCGCAATGAGCCGTAATGATGGCCATGCGTCGCTCTAGGTTAGGTGTGCTGATACCCTGACTTTTAAGTCTATCTACTTCGCCCATCATCTTTTTCAAATCTGGGTCGATATATGTATCATCATAATGCGGCACATTCTGATATAATATAATGCGCTTAATATCATCAAATTGCTTACCCGTGATTTCAAACGAATCATCTGTGGCAACTATACTTAATTTCTGTTTCTCTTTTACTTTTAATTTCCAAGTCTTCATACCTAGACACAATCTGAAAATATTACTCAATTTATCTAGCAATAGACCAGATTTATCTGTAGGTAGCATAACTTTAAGTAAAAAATCAAGATAGCTCATCTGTATTATCTCAACAGAATTAAGCGCATTTTTATCTATTTGAAGAATATCACAACTTGACAAAAAGACTTCGCTGTCATATACTGATATAGGCGTTATATCAACGTGGGTTTTATCTGATAATTTATATGGTACTGGCTTATCGAAATAGAAATAGCCTTTTTCCAGTACCTCAATATCAATCGCCACAATCTACCACCTTGCCAGAATCTCCAACGTTGACCGCCATATACAACTGAACACCTGTGAACGTCTTATTATTGCCAATAGTTGACCTCGCGGCGCTGTATCGGCTCATATCATCTAGGAACATGAGTTTGCCTACGCCGCCTACTTCTGCACCATTAAGCAAATATAGTATACAATGAATGAATAAATCGCCGCGATTAACAGGAATGCCGTTATATTCAACTAGGCTCATCTGACCACCGTATAGACAATCAAACGCATAGACTACTGTGCTAGTATATAGCTCAGAGGCATGGATGTAATATTGGTATATCTTAACAATCTGCTTGGATTCAGCCATAGCATCCTCAATTAAATTAGTTAAGAATACGCTATATGTATCCTGCTTGCCATATGACCACACTAATTTCATTTTCTGTTGAAATGTAAGTGGTTCATGGCTCAATGCTTTATAGTCCTGATATGCCAGCATCTTCCAAAAGACATCAGCAATAGGGTCGGTCGATTTTGCTAAATATACCATAATATTATACCCAATACTTGGTAACCTCGATAAAGAATTATACATAATCTAACCGCCCTCCTTTAGCTCATTGGAAATGGCGCGTTTTCGTCCATTGGATAGTCAACAGAGCTATTATCCGCAAGCTGATTAACAATGTCATCACCGGCATGAGCCTCATCAAGATATAGTTCAAGAGTAAGTAATGTTGGTTTACTCATGCCATAAGCGTTAATAGCATTCTGATAAGATAACAACTTGAACGGTCTTCCACCTAACATATAACGTGTGTTATATTTGAATAGCCTATATACATCATCATTGCCCTGAACCATAACAACAGCATGATTATTCGGCGTAATAATAGGCGTGCTTACTTGTACTGATGGTGATTGCATATCATAGTCAACGACACATGGTGCGCTAAAGATTGTGTCATTGGCCTCATCTTTAATCCGCATAACATTGTTACAACGACGCACACCAACACCACGGGGCAATCCATCAAATTTACCTGAATCGTGGACAATCCACACATTGCCATCGAATTTGTAATATAATCCGCGCACAACAAAATGGTCAATATCTCTAAATATTAGCTGTAAAAAATCTATAGTATCCTTTTGTCCTGTGCTTGTAGTTGCAACAGTAGGCACAACCCATGCTTGGACACAACTATATTCATTAGAACCTATTTCATTTTGTTCTAGCAATTCACCGCCATTCTCAGGCGTTTTAGCAGACGTGTTGTACCATTGCTCGTCTATGAAAGATTGCGTCAAATCGCGGTAATAATCATTTGGGTTTGGTTGATATTGAAACATCTCATATGCCATATCAATCACCCATCCTTTCAATCCTGTTCGTCATGCGTAATACACATGAACGAATAATAGGATGAGTAAGCTCAAGCCCCATTTTGCTTAATCCTGCTAATGTATCAGCGATTTCACCATCAACCGCTCTAAATCGTACAGATAGCCGCTCGCAATATGCTGCATAGTCGGCTTCTTCGATTGTCGGTTCAAGACTGGTCAAATCTTCAAACAGTAACAGAACTTTATATAAAGCATGGATTTTATCTTGCTTGTCTGTTCTACTCATACATCCACCCCTCTTTAATAATTATAGGAGGATAGATATAAGAGCTGGTATTTGTCGTGAATTAGCCTATCTACATCTTCTTCTAGCTTATCAATGACGTTCTGCTTTTCCTTGAAATTCTGTGAGGATACGCCATCCATCTGAAAAGATGATGGAACTTTAAGTTTTTGCGCAATCTGTGTTGCTACGTCCGTCTCGCCGCGCCACCAGTATATAACCCAATATTCGGCAAGAATCTGAATCTCTAAATCTGTTAAATCTGCGTCAAATTGTCTAAGCTCTAAATCATATGTTAGCGGTTGTTCACATTCTATAAACTTTGCAGCTGAACTAATAACCCATCCATCAATCTTGTCGTGAAACAGCTCAATATTTGCGTCGTATAGTTTGCGCAGTTTATAGTCATCAATTACACTTAATGCTCTTTGCCCAATAACATCAAATGATGTTGCCATAATTTATCACTCCTTGTCATCAAGGGGTTCAATATTTAAGAAATCTACTCCTGCCAGCTTTCCAAGACGAACTAGAATATTAGCGTCAACAGGTTTACCATTAAGCTGTCTATCAGACACCATATCAATAATGATGCGCTTTTGAGAATCAGTTGCATTTTCAAATACATCGCAGACATAATTCGCGTCCTGATTAAGTAGCGTTTTCATCTGCTCGTCATTGAGCATGCCATCATATACGCCACCCATGTTGCAAGATTCTAGGAACTCATTGTCAGGGATATATACATATCCACTAGCAATAGTATTGGGCATATTTGCCACAATGACACGCGCCTCAGATTCCTGTACGCTCTTAGTGCCAAACTGATTATCAATATGATACATACGAGTTCCCTTTAGGTTTAAGCCGCCAGAAGTCATATTGATAAATACAATCTGTTTGTTAGAATTGACAGATTTGGTTGACGTTGTAGCATTGCTCTGTGCTTGCATAAGAACCTGCATCTGCGCCATCATTTCTTCCATGCGTTTCTGTTGTTCGGCAAGTTGCGCCTTGAGCTGTTCCTTCTCTGTATCAACAACAGGCGTAGTTGGCGCGGCTTCTTTCTTTGTGGTCGTCTTTGGGGTAGTTGTAGTAGATTTATTTGTAGTGTTTGCCATTCCTTTTATTTTCCTTTCTTATTTCCGTTATAAATAGAGAGGGGCTATTTCTAACCCCTCTCAAAATATAAATTACTCAGTAATGTTGTAATAGCCAATGAATGCGCCACCAGAGAACTGGAAGTCATATGCCTTGCGGAGAGTACCATTAGAGGTAAGGTCAGCATTATCATAGAACTGATTGCCATTGGTCATAGCGGTAACAACAGCACCTTCGATAACCTTGTTGACAGCGGGGCTGACAACATAAAGGGCGGTATCAGATAGAGCCATGCCGAAATCAGCAGTACCAGTAGGAGCCTGGGGTAGCTCATAAACATCAAAGCCGTAGAAGTTGCGGACATAAGAAACAACGCCATCCTTGCCGTCGATAACAGTACGATAACCAAGAGTGCTATCAGGTAGGACATTCATAAGAGCAGCGGCAGTGCCAAGAATGATGGGCTTTGCCATGCCGTTATAAGCCTGAACGCGCTGTGCAAGCTGAACAAGCTTCTTTGGCTCAAAGGCACCAGTTTCCTTAAACTGAGAAGGCTGAGAAGCACCAGCAAGACCGGCATTAAGAGCCTTGTTGATTTCGTTATTCATGCCGATTTCGGCAGAAATAACAACGCGGTGCATAGCCTCTGCAATATCATCCTTACGGGCATAAACACGAGCCATATCAACATACTCAGTGATAATATGCTCAACAGGGCTTAGAACAAGGTCGCCACGGAACTTTCTCTGACGATGAGTAACGCGCTCGCCCTTTGCACCAAGGCTATTGGTAAATAGAGTTTTAGCAGGGACTTCAACGTGAATAGCGTCAGCATAGCCAGTTAGACGCATATTGACGAATGGAGCAAATGCAGCCTGAACATATGCAGGAAGAATAAGGTTGAGCATTGCGTTTTCAACTGCAAGCTCTGCCCAACGAACAACAGGATTAGCAAACCATGCGTCACGGTTGGCATCGGTTAGAGGACAGTTAGACATCTTCTCAATTTCTGCAAAGTAAGCATGATATACCTTCTCAGACTTCTCAGAAAGAGCAACATTAGTGTCATATGCACCCAGCTTCTCGTTCCACTGAGTAGCCGCCTTATGATTATGATAATCTTCGTATGCAGTATAGAAATCAGCATTGCCCTTGGCAAAGGTGATTAGTTCATTAGAAATCATAGTATTATCTCCTTTATATATTATTCAATTTGCAAGATTACTGCTTCATTAGAATCCAAGTCTTAACGATCTCAGAACCAACATCCATGTTATGAGTTGCAAGAATCTTGAAAGGGTCAGATGCCGTAGTAGAACCAGTTAGCTTGCCAGAAGCATCAACCTTAGCATAAGTAGAAGCGGCAGGGTTAGCTGTAAAGCCATCAACAGTAATCTCAATAGAGTCGCCCTTAACTAGACGCTTGACAGAGATGGGCTTGCCAGCCTTGTTGGTAAAGTAGCGGGGGTCAGCATAAATCTGTGCTTCAAGGTCATAGCCAACTTCAGGAGTGATGGCAATAAAGTCAGCGTCCCCACCGGCAGTTGCCGCAGAAACAGCAAACTCAAAGCCACCGGTAGCATCCTTTAGCTTCATATCACCAAGAGTAAGAATAGTGCCGTTATCAATGTCAGTAGTAGCGATACCACAGAAATTGTAAGCATCAACGTTCATATATGCACAGTGCATACCGTTCACAATAGTATGTGCCATAGTTATATAATCTCCTTTATAATAAATTAAATTCTATCCCAAACAGAGTTGGATTTCTTGTTATTGTCGATAGGAGCCGCAAAGCGGAACAGCCCATCATTTGTTTTCTTTACATTCTTCTTTACAGCAGAGAAAGATACGGCCTTGACCTTATTTGTCCAACCATCAATCTCAGACATCTTGCAAGCCATGCCTTCTTCGCGCATTTCTTTATACTGCTCATCAGACATATATTCCTTACATTCAGCCATAATAGATTCAACGGTCGCCGCCTTACGCTGTTCCTCAACTTCTGCCTTAAATTTGCGCAGTTCTTCTAGCTCTGCGTCCTTCTCCATGATAATATTATCACGGGATTCAATATCCTTTTCGAGTTCAGCCATCTTAGCTTTCATTTCGTCAGCAGACATCTCATGATCTTCTTCGTCATCATCATGGTCACATTCAGCTAGACGATATTCAGCAACATTCTCTGGTTCGGCAAATTTCTTCATGTTGTCTGTCTCAGTAAATTCCTGCTTGACCTCAACAACCTCATCTGCAAGAGTAAGACCGTCCTCAGTCAGACTAAAATCGAGCCGATATAGCTTCTTAGCATCATCGACAAGGATAGCAAATTTCTTATTATCCTCCTCGTAGATACCCTGAATGCCATATTCCCAATTACGAGCTTCACGCATAGCGGTATATAGTCTACCCCACATATCACCAATATCAACTGCGCTAAATTCAATTTCAGCCATTTTCTTGTCCTCCTTTCTTTCAGAATCGTCATCAAGGTCTAACTTTTTATAGATAGCCTCAATTTTATTTACAACCTCAGTCTCATCATTCTGCTTTGCATAGGCTAGTGCAGATGATAGAGCTTTAGTTGAATAACGCCATTCACCGTCATATAGTCCCATGACGGGGTAGCCCAGTTTGGTTACCTCTCTATCTTCCCAACCTTCCTCAAGTCTGAGGCATACCTTGGGCGCTAGAGTCTTATAGTTTTTCTCTTTGACTAAATTTTTCTTTGCTTCATCACCATCCCATTCACCTGTATATACAGCATCCTTAGATGTATTGATAGGATGGTTTACATATTTTTCAGCCATTGATTGTTTACGCTCCTCAACAAAATTCTTGAGTTGTGATAAAGAGTCAGACTGTTTCTCGAAGAACTTATCTGCATCCTCCTCTGAAAATCTGACAAATTCTATATCAGATTCGGGACAACTCGGTTTTATGCTTTTACCCAAAACTGTTACGCCCATAATGTTAAAACGTTGAACAATATTATCATCTTCCCCATCTGTAAAAATTTTCATTTCTACAGAAACAGCGCGATTCTTGTCTTGCTCAAACGCCTTGCAAAAATCCTTGGCGTAAATTTTAGAGATAACAGTATCTACATATGCTCTAAGGTATCCATCATCATCATAGACAAATTCAACGCTTTGGCTTCTTGGGATTCTACCAACTATATGCTCATTCTTTGTATGAGTGGTGGGTTCTCCCATAAACATATCTGCAACGACCCATTTATTCAAAGCAGATGACGCAGATTCACGTAAGACATCTTCATCAATGATTAAATTGTGCGCGTTCGGTCTAGTTGATAGAAAGCCCATTTTGGCTATAGCAAATTCATCATCAGAATAGCTATCAAAGTCAATTTTTTGGACATCATCAACAGCCAATGATACAATTTTTTCCAATTATCTTCCTCCTTTCTGCAAGGATATAACGAGATATTCATCCCGTCTACGGTGGCCCAAAGAGCACTATGCCCAAGCCGCCAATTTATGGTTAATTGACATCCTGCGAATCAACACCAGTATAGTCAACAGACCACGTTTTCATTTCTTCAATAAGCCCCTTAGTATAATGGTTCTTTTGCAGCTTATTGACATAAATATCCTCAATCTGTAGCATGTGCATCTTTTCATAATATGGCAATGTCTTGTTTTCTATATATTTATAGAACATATTTTTGATTTCACCACGACACGCCTCTGTTGTATATGCTACAGTTGCATCTAGCTTACTCTCAATTCTCTTGAGCGTCGCTTTAAGGGTATTTTGTTTTACTTTATCATCTTGTTCGCTCTGATATTTTTTTAAAGCATTTGCAATATAGAGTTTAATAGGTTTGCAACATAGGGTAATAACCGCTGATAATGAAAGGATTGCTCCTAAGATTGCGGCAATGTTCTTGACTGTTTCCAATCATAGACTCCTCCTTTCTCGGCGTATTATCCTTCTATTCCATTCTTTTTAAGCCATTTTAGTAATTTTGCGTTTCGCTTATAATAATGCGCGTCCTCGTCTAGGTATTTAGCTGAAAAACCAGCCTTATCAAGTTCCCATGCTAAAGAACTATCAGCAATAAAATAATCTTCTGGATTTCTTGGGATTCCAAGGATAATCATTGATAATCCTCCAAGCCAACAATGCCCCAACTGTCAATATGACGGTCATATTCATCATATTCTGTTGACATTTGTTTGGATTTATCATCCAATAGAATAATCTGCGCTACAACTTTATTCATATCTTCCATCAAATCTTGTAGCATAGCGTTTGCGTTAAAATCTTTTTCTTCTTTAGCAATATAATACGTCTGCTTAATAACTTGATATAGGTCAACCGTTTCTCTAAGCATAGTATCCATCATTTGCTCAAGATTGTCATATTCGCGCTTATCACCGCGCGTCTCAGGATAATATGTAGTAATATTCCACTGATGCTTAAAGTCGCTTACAGTATCAGCCATAAGCGGCCAGAGATGCGCTAATTTGTGATGGATAATATTTGCGGCATTTGGCATGGCAAATTTTACTTCCATCCACGACACGCAACGGTCGAATGTGCGATTCAACTGGAAATACTGCCCAACTAGAATATCTAGGGCTTCACTTGTTCTTTCTGATAACATCATAATATCATTCCTCTAATGTTTCTCGGCTTGCTTCGCCTGAATCGGTCAAATCTCTAGCGTTCTTGCGTTCACGCCCGCCCTCATTATCTTTGTAAGACGATGTATTAGCGTTAAGCATCATGGTCGAATACTTATCAATCCAGCCAGTATATTTACTCTCAGCAAGCATCCTATCAAATGTAACAGGATTCATGCCAATAGCACTAGCCCATGCAGATGAACTGAGCACAAGCCCCTTGTCAGCCATCTTCATCATCTTATCAAATCGGGCATCTCGCTCAAATTGATAGTTAGAGCCAACGAACTCAAACTTGAACTTATATTTACTTGTCATTTGATTTACATAGAAATCAAGGAAATTATTGAACTGAGCATACATTGGCTTCATGGTCTGATAAACCTCGTTAAGCGCTGCCTCTAGTTCAGCATTACTCATCTTATCAGATGAATAGATAACACGGCTAATGCCAGTACCAATTCCAGCCGTTGTGGTTAGTTCGTTTGTATAACTATTTGGGTTCTTGTCCTCAAATTGGAAATATTTAATATTCTCAAGTGGTAGAGCTGCTAGTTTGGCAGCATTCTTTAGACCATTAGCCGCCTTTTGCATAAATGCACCAAGCGTTTTTGGATCGATAGCGAACTGATTCGCCTTTGTACCTGACTTGGCTGAATCAAATAGTCTAATCTCACCAGCTAGAATACCAGCCGCAGAGATAAGATCTTTGTTATACTGTAATTCACCAACCTCATCGCTGCGTAGAACGTTTGCTACATATGGCGCTAAGAATGGATTGTTAGCAAAGTTGTCTGTGTTAAAGCGCCAAGCCCACGCGCCATTAAGTGGTGACACATCAGCCCATAAAGCATATGAGCCAGTTCGTTGATCAAGTGGTGCAGATGGTCGATAATTTAATTGAGACGCCTCAAGTGCATCAAGATAAGTTTTGCGAAGTGTTGGATCAAAGCCATCCAGATCGACTCCCGGCTGTACGAAATACAGCACATTAAAAGACCACAGCAACCCTTTTTCAAAGTACCCCGTAAGCATACAATAATCTTGCGGCATAATTTGTAGAGCATACTTCATTTTACCGCGATTGCCGCTCTTAGTCTTTCTAAACCAAGTAAAATATGAGTCGCGCTTTAAGACGTTTAGCAGAACATTATAAAATTCTTTCTTGTAGTCAAAGTTGGTCAAGAAATTATCTACTGTTTGCCGGTCTTTCTTATATTCCTCTGATTCATAGTCGCCTTTTGTATATGCGTTCTTACACGTTATCTGAAGGTCGAAAGATAGCGCATTTGCATAAGAATATAAAGTGCGCTTGAAAATCATATCAAATGCTGATGCAAATTCTACAAACCCCTGTAAATCAGCGCCGCTAGTCTTATAGTCATTAAGCGCCTTTTTTACCGCTTCTGCATTAGGTAAGCGTGGATTATTGTTTAGATTGGTCAATAGCTGATTGCTCAGAAACGGTGAGTAGAAATTATCAACCGCCATCAAACCAGCACTAAAATCAATAATATCTTGAAGGTCATTTTTAGACAACTTCACATCTTCATTATTTTTTGGCATCTTCAACCTCCTTTCTTTGTTTTATTGTTTATATATTAGAGCAGTTAGATTATGGACTTCATTAACGTATGCCAAAGTTCATTGAGCTACTTGTCCTCCCCATCCGCTCGTTTTATATTTTTGAGTGTTTTTATTTTATTGTTGTTTTTGATATTATCACCATACGAGTTGGATAGAATCTACATCAAACTCATCTTCTTGTAACTGTTGTTGCCATGCGTTTTCAATCAAATCAATAATATAATTTCCATACATAATGGTTACAATTCTATCCTTTGTTCCTGTGCGAGGTTCTTCTAGTTTGATTTTATCTTGCTTAATAACCGTCTTTAGATTAACCGCCTCTATAACCATCATATCAGTTTGACCATATGGCTCAAGTTGACTAGCTAATTCTTCAGCTGTATATTGATAATATTCGCCGCTGTCGGTTAGCTCATTCTGATAATCTTGCATAGAAATAAGAAATTTCATATTGTTGGTTTCAAGTTGCTTACGCAATGACAACCATCCAGTCGAGTTCAATTCTGGTGTTGCAATAACAGGAATTAAGCACGGCACTGCGTTCTTATCAACCGTTCTGCTATGATAATCGTCTATTTTTGCCTGAGATACTACTTGATATTTATCGGCAAGTCCAAATCCACGAGAATCCCATCTTGAGCCTAAATCTGGCATTGTTAATGGTTCTGTTAAATGGTTAAATATGACTTCGCCACCACTTCTACCATCAAACGCCGCATAATCAGCATTGTAGACCCACCATAAATATCTAAATCTATCAGACGCGCCGATTGTATCGGAAGCATCATGCCCCTCTATATAATCAACGTGTCGTTCAAATCTATTCTTTTTACTATTCCAATGCGCCGACATTAACGTAATAATAGTATTATCGTTCTTTGTACAACCAGTGGTATTCGCAAAAGCAATATCCATGGTCACTAAACGTATTTCATTCTCTTCCTTTTCTGGGAAATTAGGTTGTTCTCCAGCAAAGAACTGTAATGCTGTAGGCGGACGGAAACACCGCTCAATGATTTGATTCTCTTTGAACGACTTTAGATTAAAGAACGCATCATCGCCCTCGGAAATCATCTCGTTCAAATCTTCCATTCTAAAGTCCATTTCGCCGCCAGCCTTACCATTCCAATAATCAGCCCATGTCTTAAAACCATTGTCAATAGCCATAAATATATCACCGGCAAAAATATTACATCTTACTTTGGTGTCGATAAATATACGAGTGAATGTCTTTTTGAACAATAGCCAGAACCACTCAAACTTATATCTAGCAGATGTGATGTAGATATGTTGACATTCCTCTTTCCAACGGGGGTTGTTACCATATACAGGATTACTAAGATATTTGGCTTGTCTTGGATGCGCCATCTTCTCAAAGACGGAATCAACCATACCTTTTTTGAGCAATCGGGCTTCTTCATATGTAAGAATTGTTGCTCTTGGGCCACGAGAACTATCTTGACATGGTAGTACACGCAAAGTAGAGCCGTTAAGTTTATTCTCTATTCTATAACCATCTTCTGGTTTAGTAATAACCAAATATTCATGCTCATACATATATAAGAGATATGGTGATAATTTTTTAATCAACTCGTCTCTTATTTTATCTTCAACCATCTTGTTCGCCTGTGCAACAGTTGATGATGTAATTACCGCCTCTGTATATGGATAAAGATTCATCTTTACAATGTTACCTAGACCTACAATAAACGTCTTGGACAAGCCACGAGAACATATAGCAAAGAATACATCTGACACACCCATTAAATATATCATTATCATCTGAAATGGACGCAGCTTAATACCAAGAACTAAATCAACATATATATGCCAATTTCGGCGTAACTAGAATAAAGTCAGCCACTCTATAGCATTTTCCTCTTTCTGAGCATCTTTCATTGCGTTTTCTTTTGCTTTTGCCGTAATTAGGTGGTTTCCAAGGAACTTGCGTCTCAAGCCCCCCATCTGACTTTTCATTCTATATCACCACCTATCATCTCTTTTGATCTGAGGGTAAATCTGGATATTCGCGCCCGCCCCCAACCAGATTCTTACAACATCTCAAAATGTCTTTCCATGTCAGCTCAAATCCACTAAAATCCTTATACTTATTCAAATCCTCGCATTCACATGGCTTTGTATTCTCAATATTCCATGCCATGCGCTCTATGAATTTTTCAGTATCGCTCTGCTTGTTTTCCTTAAATTGGTCTAGTTTTAGCACCTTCATCAATTTAAGAATTTCATCGCCAGCGTCTTTATCTGTAGGGTCTTTGAATTTGCGCAAATTGGCTTGGCACAGATTTCTATATGTCATCTCTTTGGCTGTGTCCATATCAAGGATTTCTTCTGTATATCGTTCAAAAATATCATCAAGCCACTGATATTCCCATTCTTCGTAATCAGCACCCCACTGACGATTCCATCTTGCCTTTAATGCAACTTCATCAGTTTCGCCCTTAGCCACATCGCCCAAATCCTTGAAATTAGACAACTCCATATCACTATCCCATACGCCTGTTAATTTATCAGGAGATGTAGACAAATATGTGTGATACAACATAAATAAACTAGGTTTTTTACCTTTAGCTGCTTTTTCTAGCGTATCAAGACAAGCAGTATATTCAGCGCGTCTCATAGGAATACCAGTCTGCATACAAATTGACCATAATGCCGCGCCTTGGTCTTTAGTAGATTCAAGGGCTTGTTTGTATAACTCAGTCACACATGATTTGCATGGCTTAATATATTCGCCCGTTTTGATTGGGCTTTTATAGAATTGACTATCTTGCTTTTCTTTGCCACAATATGGGCAAAACATATTCTCATTCCTTTCTGTTCCGTTTATTTTCCTATAAATATGACGAAGCAGCCAAGATTGCTCTCAGCTGCCTCGTATTTGTCAAGGTTCAATATTCAGTTAAACAACAGTTCCCATTGAGTTGGGCTTATTGTAGATATGAGCCGATTGGCTCCGTCACCTCCTTTCTTTAATTATGCTTCGGATAAACCAGTGGATAATTCAAGAAACAGTGACCTCCTTTCGGATATTCATAGCCGCCAATGAGTAGTAGCGACAGGCAGTTTTAGTATATACCTAGATACAACTATTAAAACTCCATTTATCAAGCGCCATCGGGTATCTAGCGCCACTCACTGTTATGTTTTATATGGTTCGTCATCGGTTCCTATGATACCTGTTGTCCCATCTTTACCTCATAGTCGGTCAGCATTTTCTTGTTGCCTTGCGGTATGCTGAAAACCCAATGTAAACGTCCACATATTGCCGAAAGACAACCCGGTTCTATGCTTCATACGCTCGTATAACACACTTGTTGCTATACGCCTATCGTCTAGGATAGGATTTTGCAAAAGCCGCTATTAACGACTTCAAGAACTCCTTGTACGCATGGTACATGAGATATATTCAGCTCTGCTAAATGGGTCAATCGCCCCTCAAGCATGATTAACACAGCCGTAGCTATCACCTAGTAGAGAATGAATCAATTTAAATTGGTAGCGCCATTTGCAACTGACGCTACCTATAAACTAAATTCTGTCATATGACAGCGAAAAGCGTTCAGGCTTTTCCTCTAGTATTCGACTTGTAGGACGCATCCCCAAGCCAAGGCTAACTCCGCAGATATTAGCCGCAATTCCATGGTTATATTATATCACACAATCTATTGATTGTCAATATCAATTCAAAATATATTTCTTAGTCCATGTCTTTTGTCCATCCTCAAACAGCATAAGCAATGCACCAGCTCTTGACAATTTGCGGCATCTCTTGCTATAATCATCAATGCCAACAATGGACGGACATTTAATTACCTCTTTTTCAGTGTTCAATCCAATACCAACTGATTGTTGCTCAAGATGATGGAAATGCCCAAGTAGTAAAATATCAATATCAATCTGATGATAATCCTCAAAGAACGCAATTTCTCTAGTTACATCTTTTGTATCATCACCATGATATGCTAAAATATTCACTCCTTGAATCGTCTTAAACCCACATTCAGCATATGGAGCAATCTCGATGTTTGGATTATCCTTGAGGCGCAACCGAACAATCTGCGTGATGATCTTGGCGATATTATCTTCCGGAAGGTCTCCCTTCTTCATGTTTAGTGAGCGGATAGCCGAATGATTACCGCCAACTGCAATATACTCAATCGGCACTTGCAGTCGCTCACTTAGCTCAACTAGCCATTGGCTAATATACTCAGCATATTCCATGGAACAATCTACAATGCCAGCCTTGAGCTTCATAAGGTCAGACATATGTAGTATTCCCTGAATGGAATCTCCGAGATCGAACACGACCAAGCGGCTGAACGACGATACCGAATATGCGTCATCTTCAATGCTGTTCATCAGCTTTTCCATTCGAGCCTTGAACACATCAGGATTGTACACATTGACCTTCTCGCCAAACAATGAATCCATATCAATCATTGTGCCATAATGCTCATCACCAATACACAACACGCCAACTTGCTCTTTAATTGGGTCTGTCTCAAATTTGCGGCTAAACTTAATTGGCTTAAGCCGATTGATAGCTGCGACGATTTCTTCATTGAGCATATCATGTCGTGCCACTTCTCGCTTGTTCGCCGCATACTCAAGATTTTCTGTACGCAGTTTAAGACGCGACTTCTCTAGTTCCTGCTTGGCCTCTCTAAGTTGTGATAGAATATCAGCATCTTTTTCATCTGATTCACAATCATCTGCACCATTTAGCATATTGCGAACAAATACAGCACAACGCCGCAAATACTCCTCGCTCCAAACGCCCCTATAATCTTCACCAAGACAACGAGCCGTCCATTCCTGTAAGTCAATCAACTTGCTATCTAGTAGCTCAGTCGCTTGTCGTATCTTCTGTAGATTCATTCAATTTCTGTTCCTTTTCCTTCTTTTTCCGTTCATAATCTTCTTTTTTCTTGTTGATTACATTGATAAAATCATCATAACTCTGTTGCTTTGCTTGCTCAATACGGTCATCTTGCATCTGCTTCAATGTTCGCTTTGCCGTTCGTTCCATTTCAGCTTGAGTTATCAGCTTGAGATCATTTGGTGTCAACTTACGTTCACGGACGCGCCTACGATATTTCTTTGTAACGCCGCGCCCATTGACATTATTAAGAAAATCTTCATTGTACTTGTATAATATCTTAAACCAAGCTGGATTAATTTGCTCAACAAGTTCACCCTGCTCATTCTTAGCCATCACTCTGCGCTCAGGCAATTCTTCCAGTGTAAATGTGCCTACACTTGGCATTTGACATTTACCATCAAAATGAAGAATATGAATAATAGTATCAACAAACCCCATCCAGTATTTTTTAGCGGTCTGTGGCGATACATTGAGCAATCCGCCAGCATAAGCATAAAATTCTTGATTCAGCTTATTATGTTCAGTCATCTTCTTCTTCCTTCATAAACTTGGGGTTATCGGGATAATTCTCTAACACCCAAGCATCCCATTCTTCTTTCGTCGGGCCTTTACCATACAACGTACCAGCTTTTACATAACTAGCCATATGCTTCTCGGCCTTGAACTCTAGCCGATAATATCCCATTCTGTCAGGATAGTACATACGCCGCTTTTGGAATCCGTTCCAATATTCGCCAGCTGGCTTTGGTGGGTGGTCTCGGAATGTAATAACCCCAATATCGGGCAAAGAATACTCAACGCCGTGCTGTAGTGTCTCACGAATGATGTCGTGGTAATTCCTTAGCACTAGCTCAATAATTTTAGAATCAACACCTGTACGCCGTCGTAACTCTTTGCTCATATCGGCTTTACCAAGGCGAGGATATTTATTTTTATGCAATTATATCGTTCCTTTCCCTATTAGTCTACCACAATATATTGTGGTGCGTTCATTTTGTCCATATATTTCCTACTGTTTTAACATATCCCCCGTGCGGACAGGTGGGGCTTCACGCGATTCAGTACGCCGCTGATTATCTGCCTTTTTATAACATTCCTCTGAACAATAATGCTGGCATACATCGCGCGACTTGAACCGCTTGCCGCAAATAGGGCAGATTGGATTAAGTTGTGCTGTATTGATTCTCAAATTCTCTACAATTGTCCACCCAAAACAAGCCCACAGCATTTTCTTATTACTTGATTTTTTGACCGTATATAGATAAGCCACCAAGCTATTGACCACAACATCTAGTGGCTCATTGCTATATTCCACTATATCTTGTGCAATGCGGCGATATTTATATAAATCATCCTCATTGATATGCGGGTCGTCACCATAATCAAATCTGCGCTGATTCCGCATCCACCAATTATACCTCTCTATGATTGAGGAATTTTCTCTAGTAGTATAATCGACCGATTTGTTTATCAGCATTGTCCAGTCGAATTTTCCAATCTTGTTATTATATCGAATTCTGGAAGCAGGGATTTTTGCTGATATACGATTCATCGTGGAATTGTTAGGAGGTTCTACTTGGGTATCTGGGTCTTTATCTTTGGCATATTGGAAGAAATTTGGAACACGGGCTTTTGTATATTGCTTAATTGTATTATTGATTTGTTTTGGTCGTTCTGGTAGCCATTGCGTTTTAGCGCAATCTATAACGGCGTTGTTCTCAAAACAAAGCCATTTTACTACATCTAGTTCTTCTTGTGTGATTTCACCACTATTCCATATTTTTGTAATATTATTACTAACCGGCCCAATATTGCCCTTAGTATAAGCATTGACCATTCCGTTGTACATACTGTCTGGATTTAATAAGCCGCCCTTAGCTTTTTTAAGATCGTATGCCAAAGGGACTATATCTTGCATATTGCGTTTGGCGCAATTTGTCAATGTCCTATCTTTTACCACTAGAGCCTTATCCCCGTCTACATCGAACATAAGGTAACGTGAAATAAGGTCATGGCAACTAGTATATATACATTTAGTCCCACCAAACCAATAATCAAGCTCTAAGCTGCGCCGATTCGTCCTGATTGCCCATTCTCGATATAGATGCGGTGAACGCAAACAAGCCAATGTTTCTTCATCTCGATATTGGTTTGTATATACATCACCATCTGCAAGCAATCCTTGCGGGTTTTGTTCGCCTAGGAACAACCATTCACAAAACGCATATAGGTCAGGCGCTAAAAAAAGGTATTTACCATTTACTCTAAGTCGCCCACCTTTTGCTTGCTTAACTAGACTCTTTTTGGTTTGCTTCAGGATTTCTCGATTATATGAATCCTTGAATAGCTCAGGATATATCAGCAACGCCTCTTGCATAGCTGATTTATAACGATTGTTCTCTGTTGCGCCAAGTAGCCGCATAGTTACTTGATAATCCTTGCCAACATCATCAATCTCTTGTGCTGTCTTAGAGATGATGCGGTCGATCTCATTATCAGTCATATCACTCAATGTCTGTAGCATCTGATAATTGATGCGGCTCTTTGGAATATATGGTTCTTCGATATTGCAATAGCAAGCATTACATCCAAAATTTTTGAATCGCGCCTTATAGCAATCCCACGAATCATAAAATTTCCATAGCTTAAATTGGCTCTTTGTGAATATATACCGTATATCTTCCTCTATGATTTTATGGTCATTTCCATAAATATCTGTTACAGTCGCTTCACCGCCGCATTTCTCTTTGATGAACTTATCAAATGGAAATGTAACAAGCAATCCCTTTACCCATGGCATACGCACCATTCTTGTTGTTTCATCAAGCATAATGCCGCATCCATCCATATGAGGGATAATCGTCTCTGTCATTTCGCGCCGAATCTCATATGACACACCATCAATATGGTCAACCAATCCCGGAACAGCCGTCTCCCAATCATCTACTACGATTGATTTGTCAATATCGAAATCTTGCCAAACATCTGTAGCAGAGTTCATAAGCGCCAAATATGCAAGGAATTTATTCTGGTTCATTCCTCCCCGCTCATTGATTTCGTTTATGGTCAAGCCGCACATCAATTTTTGCTCAATTCGCTTAAACGATGATTCTTTAACAAATACAGCTCTTTTCGTTCTGATCTGTCCAGCTGATGCTGTAAGGAACACATACTTTTCTCCATTATAGATAAATCCTTGATGAACTAGATTATTAAATACTTGAAAGAAAAATACGTTGATGATGAATAGCTCATCGGTCAACTTGAATGGCACAAGCCCTAAGCTGCGCGTTAAATCAGATTCAAATAGATTAACAACCGTCTTATCTGTCACAGCATCTTGACGCAATTCTCTAGTTACATTTCGACTCACTGCATCATCGAGCAATTCAGATAGCCGCGCCTTTTCTTTTTTGAGCAAACGATTTACAGATTTGATACGCCAATCTGGTTTATTGTCATCCTTCCATCGCTTACGCAACGAATATAACCGAACGAGCCGCCTATGTGGTGTCATTTCATTGTCATCATAAAATGCGCTAGTGTCCACTGAATGCAAATAAATTTGCGTCTGTAGGCTCAAAAAATCACCTCTAATTCATTCTCTGAACTACCATATATCCAAAGCGCCCAATCGCGCTCAGTTGGCTCATATTCATCATCCCATACTTCTGGCTCTGTATCTTCTAATACATACCAATTATAACTCATTTCGCTCCACAATTTCTTACCACCTCCTTGAGCTTAATGCTATTATATCATATAATTGATTATTTGTCAAGTATCTAATTTTTCCCAATTATAAATTCTAGAAAGAAAGTACCAAAGAAAGAAATAATGTATAAGTAAATACTAACGTATTTACTTATTTACTATAATTATACCATATTTTCATCACTTTGTCAAGTAGTAAAATAAAAAATTTTTCTATTGACATTACATACTTTCTATGCTATAATATCTAGTATATATAATTACAATTTAACTATTATCTACTCATATACATTCGTAGATAATAGTTAAATTGATGTGAAAAATCAATTTGTCAAAAATTATACTTGACAAATGCAAATAGCTGTGATATAATCATAGCATGAGGTGAGATAAATGCCAAGAACAAAGAAAATTAATACCACGGTACAATATGACGATACTAGCTGGATTATCAATGATTGTGGCAATGGACAATTCGAGTTATATAATATCAGCACCAAGCAGATTTTAGTAAAAAGCAATAATCCATTGGATTTCGATAAGCATATAGATAAAATTTTTGGCAAGGAGGCGGCTAGACATGTTCGAGATTTTCAAGCTGAACAAGAAAAAGAAAGAGCTTGAAGAACAGATTGCTCAACTCAAAGCAGATATTTCTAGTATGCAAGTAGACATTGATAACTATGACGAACATCGGCAAATTGCAGCGCATCAATATGAAAACACCATGCGATCTGCAAAAGCGGCTCAATCCATCCTTGATGCTCTAAACGGCAAAATCCACGTCATTGAAGAAATGCAAGATTATAATATCCCATATTATCAAGATTCACTGGATGAGCTTGAGCATCGACGCTATCAACTACAAGATAAAATTGAATCTGCTGTTAATACTGGTCTATATCGCATTGAGCAAGGATATACCCTTAACGATTCTGCTAGACGCGGCAAAGAAATGCAGGATGTGTATGGGCGCGGATTGTGCTATGCTATGTCAGGATATATTGACAGCAAAGAAAAATCTGTCACAACAGGCAATATTGCTAAAAGCAAAGAATTGATTAAGAATAAATTTAATTCTTATCAGTCTAAAGCAAATAAAGTCGGATTGGCGCTCAATGCTGAATATGTAAAGGCACGACTTGATATGCTTTATATTAACTTGGCTATCAAAGTTAAGCAAAAAGAAGAAAAAGCTCAGATTCGTGAAGAAAAGCGCAGACTGAGAGAACAGGAACAGTTGCTTGCTGATATTGCTAGAGAACGCGCTAAATTGCTTGAAGAAAAGAAAGCAATGAATATTGCGTTTGATAAAGCACTGACAGATGATGAGCGTAATAGGATTAAATCTCAATTAGCTAGTATTGACAAGCGGCTTGATTCTATTGCTTATCGTGAGTCACATAGCAAGGCTGGTTGGCTATATGTAATTAGTTCGCCAAGTCTGCCCGGATTGGTAAAGCTGGGCGCAACACGGAGGCTAAATCCTACTATCAGGGTGAAAGAATTATCAAGTTCTTCGCTTCCTGAACCGTTCAAGGCTCATTGCTTTGTATTTAGCGACGATTGTTTTGAACTAGAAAATAATATCCATAAATATTTTGACAAAGAGCGGGTCAACCCTGATAGAGAATTTTTCCGCATCGAGCCAAAAGAGGCTATTGATGTATTGAAAGAAATTTTTAACGTAGATGTCCATTTCGTGGATGAAGATTGTGATGAAAATGAGGAAGATTGCGCTTATGAAGGTTAAATTCAAAGGAAAATATGATAACGATATTTATACTGTTTATAATGTGCGGGATGACAAAGCTGGCTATCCACATTTCTTAATCTATGTGGCTAAAGAATGGCGATATATCAGTGCAAAGAATTTGACACCAGTTAAGGAGGATGAATAAATGATTATCTATACTTGTCCTAAATGCGGCGGCGATATTTATCATACTTGCATTTATACATTGCCGCCTATTGATGTATGGAATTGCCTAGATTGTGACTGGCAGTATGAAGAAAAAGACGGTATTGAATATCGCCCATTCAAACCAGTAAAAGCCAAGTTCGATGAAGATTGGACAATATATGAAAATATTGAAAATATCATGCTGAATGATTGATAGAGGATGAATAAATATGCCTGTTGAAATGCCTACTGAGATGATGATTAATGCTCTTGACAAATGTTGTGACGGATATAGAAAATGCGTTGATTGTGAGCTAAAGCCAAAATATGACAAAGAAGTTAAGGAATATACAGATGATTATGGATGCTCGTTTGAAGATATGGATGAGCAAATGATTAAAAAAATCTATGACTGGTATAAAGAGCTTGACCCAGCAGCTCGTGAAAATATTGAGGCTAAATGTTGTGACAAAGAGTCTAATACTGACATGGTGAATCATCCGTCTCACTATACCCAAGGTGGCATTGAATGTATTGATGCACTCAAAGCCGTATATGGTTATTTCTCAGATAATACAAAAATTATTATAAACAAATCGAACAAAACTATTGACATTTCAATTCCAATGTGATATAATATATAAAAGGACGTAGGGAACATAGAAATAGCTAATCTATGAGATAATCAAGCCCTTTCTTGAAGCTATGTTCTTAATAAATCTTAAAAGGGGAAGATAAAAATATGGAAGAAATTTGGAAAGATATTCATGGATACGAAGGGTTGTATAGAATTAGTAATTTTGGACAAGTTTATTCAGTAAAACGTAAAAAGTTATTAAAACTTATAAACAGTCATCATGGATATAAGAGAATTAGATTATATACAAATATTAATGAATGGAAAACGTTTGCTGTTCATAGACTTGTTGCTCAAGAATTTATTCCAAATCCAAATAATTTACCAGAAGTAAATCACAAGGATGACGATCATTCAAACAATAATGTCAATAACTTAGAATGGTGTACAAGAAAGTATAATGTTAATTACGGTAATAGAACAAGTAAAACATATGTTCCTGTAATTATGTTTGATAAAGAAAATAATTTTGTAAAAGAATTTACAAATCAAATAGAAGCAGAAAAAGAGACTGGCATTAGACAAGGTTCAATTAGTAATTGTTGTCGCGGGTTTTCAAAAACTGCTGGTGGTTATAAATGGAGATATAAATATGAACGATAATGTAAATCATCCCAATCATTATGTTAAAGGCGAAATAGAATGTATTGATTGTATTAAATCTGCAATAGTTGGAAAAGTAGGAATTGAAGCGTTTTGCGTAGGAAATGCTATTAAATATCTGTTTCGATATGAAGAAAAGAATGGCATTGAGGATGTTAAAAAAGCAAGGTGGTATATTGACAGATTGATTAAGGAGCTTGAAAATGGCTGAATATATCAAGCGCGAAGATGCACTAACCATTACAACACGGACGTGTGGAGATTACGCCGCGGCATGGTCGGAAATTAGGAAACTGCCCGCCGCCGACGTTGCGGAGGTGGTGCATGGGGAGTGGATTCCATGCGATAACGGAGGTTATTACTGCTCGCATTGCGACACTAGAATAGCGTTTCGATTGGGGCAATGGTTTTGTTCCAACTGCGGGGCAAAGATGGATGGAGGTGCAAAATAATGCGAAATCCGTGTAAAGTCTGCATCTATTACCACAAAGAAAATAAGACTTGTCAGTCGAAGAAATGCGCTACTGGTGGCAGTGGGAAAGTATTGTGGTTTGACAGATTGTTTTGTTCTCCATGTAAAGATGGACGGAGGAGGCTAAATGACAAATCGTGAATGGTTGATGAACCAAAGTAAAGAACAAATTATTACAAATATGTCAAAGCCATGTCCTCATCATCATTGCCCTGATATTCTAAAATCATGCACAGAATGCTGGATTGATTGGCTTGATGAGAAACATAAAGAACCAGATGAACCAGAGAACTAAGCGCGGCATTGAATCAGCTTGTAGAGCAAGCAAAGAATCTGAATTTCCCCGATACCATCTTGGTGCAGCTCTGTACTATAAGGGCGTATTGCTTGCCACTGGATGCAATAGCACCAAAACAAGCCCATTACAAAAGCGGCTTAATGCAGAGCGTGAATTTGACCCCAACCAGAGCGGCGTGGTAAATTCGCTCCATGCTGAAATTAGGGCATTGAACAAAGTAAAATATCTGGATATTGATTTTAGCAAATCGACGCTATATGTATATCGTGAATATGCAAATGGCAATAAAGCAATGGCGCGTCCATGCCCTGCTTGTATGAAATATATAAAAGAATTGGGAATTAAGCATATTTGCTATAGTACGGCTGATGGAATTGCTGAAGAAAGGATTGATTAAAAATGTTCAAATGGATTGATGTAAAAGATAGATTACCAGAGCCAGAAACAGATGTTTTAGTTGTTTGTAATCGAAATGGATATATTTTTGTTTGTCCAGCGATTTACGAAGATGGGAAGATGCTGACGCAGGATAGTGCGTGGAACTGGAGTGACATCTACTGCTATGGTCTGTATGACGAGGAGGCGGATGATTACTACATCCCGGAGGGTTGGTGGGAGAACTGGCAGTTTAATCCGGACGATGTTTACAACAACCCGGTAGACTGCGCCGTCACTCACTGGATGCCATTACCTAAACCACCAAAAGAAAGTAGGATTGATTAAATGGGAACTGATATTAACATGATTGCTGAAGTAAGACGAAATGGTGTATGGAAGCTATCAACTGCCACAGTTTTTAAGAATCCATACTATGACCCAACTTCGGATAAGAAATGGGCTATGGAAGAATATATGAGCGAACCTGATGACAGTCGAAATTATAACTTGTTTGCCATTCTAGCTGGAGTAAGAAATGGAGAGGGATTTGCTGGATGTAGAATCGGTGAACGGTTTAAGCCGATTGCTGAGTTAAAGGGCTATCCTGATGATATGTCTAAAAATGATGTGTTATTTGGTGATGAATATGGCTCTTGGCTCACACTGAGAGAGTTGCATGAATATGATTGGGGGCAGTTGCATAGAAAATATGGGTATGTGGATGAAGCCACATATCGTGATTACATCATGAAGGGAGAACAACCAAATTCTTATAGTGGCGATATATGGGGGCGTAATATTGTAAAATTAACCGAGCCAGAAATGGTTGATTTAATCAATGGTGAATATCCAAGAGATGAATCAAAGGAATATTATACTGCTTGCTATTTTGCTCCAACCACATATAGAGAATGCGCGTCTTGGTTCTATGATGAAACGATGGAAGGGCTGAGACAGCTTATTCCAGATGGCGGCACAGAAGATGATGTGCGCATCGTATTTGAGTTTGATTGCTGAAAGGATTGATTGACGAATGGCTAAATTAAAACCATGCCCGTTTTGCGGTGGGGAGGTAGACGAAATAGGAGGTTCATGTAATTTCGGCAAGAAAATTATGCTACTTAAAGTAAAATGTAGAAAATGTGGGACATCCGTTTCGCTGAAAACGGCATGGAACGTGAACGCACATCTTGAAGCGGTCGAAGCATGGAATAGGGGAGTTGATAAATGCGGCTGATTGATGCTGACGAAGAAGCCAAGTGGGTGTCCGAACACATTCTTGATGCAAAAGAACGATACAGCACCCTCAACTTTCTGCGAAATTGCTCGACCGTTGACGCTGTTCCAGTTGTTAGGTGTAAGGATTGTGAATATTTTGGGATGAACGATGAAAACGTACCGTATTGTTCTAATAGATTTGGACTAGATGACCCTAAACCAAGTGGATTTTGTAACTATGGAGTATAGAAAAATGTGGACTAAATTCAAACATTGGCTTATTAGAAAACTAGGCGGTTATGTTGCGCCATGTATCAAATGTAATGAATATAAAAATACTCTTATTGAAATAACTCGTCCAGTTGAGACAATTAGGGCGATGTATCGAATTGATGACCCGACATGGGTTAATCGTGATGATGCTCATGATGTTATTGAAAACGCAATTCTGTATGATATTGGAAGTCGTGTAATGCACGGTGATTATATTAAATTAACCGAGCATGATGGTTGTATATATGGCGACTTAAAAGTTGTCAAACAATCTAATAATTAAACAAAATATTAAGAGAATGGCAAAATATCAGCCATTCTCTTTTTTTATTAAATCCTTGAGCTTGTCACTCTGCTTATTGTTCATATTGATGTCAACAAATTCACGCCGCTGTTTACCTGTAATGCAACTAAGCTGGCTGGTCTGAATAATCTTGGCACACGCCTCTTTATTGATTTTCTCAAAGCTTGGATAATGTTCATAGACGTCTAAGAGCCGATTAGCAATCCATTCCTTTGTTGCTGGCTTGATGATATAAACCTCTTTGACTTTGACATATTCGCCGCCAAATGTCTCTAGGGTTAATTGAGCAAGTCGCGCCTCAAATGTTTTATATTGCTCTGTGGACACATATGGCTTATAAACCCTATTATCTATAATTTTACCCCAATTTGGCGGCATAATCTCATTGACGGCTTTAGAATAGATAGATAGGCAAGTTTGATGGTCTGGGCTATCTTCTGGAACATCATAGGTTTCGAGCCATGTTTCTTTTCTTTCTGGATTATATCGTTGCTTATAGAGTCGATAGCCCCTATTCAGGTCAATAACATAGCGGTTCTTCATAGTTAGTAATTTGCGCCTAGTCCATTGAGCAAGAATATTATATACAACGCCATTGACCAAACTCATATAGCCATAATGCTCTGAATTTTCTACGGCTTGGCTATACGTATAGCTGAAATTATCATTAACCTCTTGGAACATCCTGAGTAGATTGCTAGTTGATGCATATATGGTAGCGCAGTTTGTCTTGAGAAATATTTGATAAAGGGCGGCTTCAAATGCGGCTTGGTATGAATCCTTGTCTAGTTCATTGATGAGCGCGTCTGCTTCAGGATATACCTCTTGAACGATATAGCGCGTTGGATAAACATTGTCTACAGTATCTAACTGGCAATAATTACGGATTTTATCTAGCTGAGAAGATCGGCTATCACCGTTTCTTAGTGGCATGTCAACTGCTGTACATAATTCTGAATATTTCAATTCGCGCCCTTCTATTTTTATAAGAGCATTGACTAGTTTGCCATCTTCATTGGACGGCAGGTATTTTGATTTACTTGGCATATTATTTCCTTTCTGTAATAATTTTGTAACATTGGGCTAATGAAGGGGTGTCACTGGGCTAATGCGTGACACTTAGATAATACTTACGTATTATATTACTATCATCTATTAGCCCAGTCCATTTCACCTATATAAAATATGACAATTCTTAACATCATCATATTTTCATTCTATATTATACCATATTCTAATCATTTATTTGTTAATAAATTGTAAATTATAAAATGGGGGAAATTTTTTGATACTTATAAGAAAAATAAAAATCTCCCTCTCTATAATTATGATTTGTCATATTGTGTGAATTTTGATACTACAGGTTATGTGGGTTGTTGCTAATTAGCCTAATTACATAGTCTGTGGCTTGTTGTGCTAAATGCCATTTTTCTCCATTTCTATCAATTTCATCCATATCCTAGCCCCCGTCCTGTAAAATACTGTCAGTAGCAAAAACGCCTGAAAATAGCACTTTGCAGGCGTATCCTACAAAAATGCGATAAATATCGCATAATTATGCG